GCGTCACTGGCATTGACGAAGGGAGGGCTGCCTAATGGCGCTCAACGAAGCATTCCGAACGACAGACGAACTGCAACTGCCAGTTCTCGCTAACGTCGTGGCCGGCGCCGCGGTAGTCGTCGGCGGCATCCACGGCATCGCGGAGACCAGTTACAACGCCACCACCGGTCGCGCCACCGTCAAGGTGAAGCCGTCAAGCGCGTGGAACATGTCGGTTCAGGCGATCAGCAGCCTGACGGCCTCGCCGCAGACCGGTTCAGCGGTAGCCATTGGCGACTCGCTTTACGCCAGCGGCTCCCCGGAAATCATCAGCAAGGACTCCGGCGGGACGCTGATCGGGTACGCTCTCGAAACCATCACTTCCGGCACGACCCAAACCATCAAGGTCTGGCTGGCATAAGGGGAACCTATGAAAACCGAAATCACAGAACAAACGACTCAGTTCGACGGTTCTCTCGCGCCGGCAGGATTCAACGCGGTCACCCGCGAAGCTTCGGTCCAGCGCCAGACCCGCATCGCGGAAGCGGCCGGCCTCTGGGCCGACGTCATGCAAAACCGCGTCGACCCGTTCTTCCTGCGCCAGGCGTTCGCGCCCACGGATTCGGCGGCATTCCGGATCCTCTGCGAGAAGTATCCCGCGGTCTTCCGTGAAACAATGACCACCAGCGACTTCTCGGCGCTGACCGTAGACATCCTCGACCGGCAACTGCTCGGGAACTATACCGCGGTGCCGATCCCGGTCATGCCGCTAGTGAAGAAAAGCCAGTTGCGCGACTTCCGCAATGCTAAGCGCTTCATGATGGACGGAATGATGACTCCGTTCACCGTGGTCGACGAACTGGCCCCCGTCCCGCAGCGCAGCGTGTCCCAGCGGACGCCGATCACTTACGCGCCCTCGAAGTATGAGGCGGGCACAGCGATCTCCTGGGAAGCCGTCATTAACGACGATCTGGGAATCTTCACCGACGTCCCGCAACGTCTCGCCATTGGCGCGCGCCGAACGCTCCATAAGTTCATCACCGGTCTGTTCTTCGACGTAAACGGCCCGAACGCCTCGCTATTCAACGCAGCGAACGCCAACCAGGTCACCGTCGCAAACGGTGCGATCAACAACAACCCGGCCTTGAGCATCGCGGGTCTTCAGGACGCGATGACCGTGATGATGGGCCAGAAGGATCTCGGCGGCGACCCGATTGAGATTCCCGGCCAATTGTTCCTCGTGGTGGGCCCGGCGCTGTACGTCACCGCGCAGAACTTGCTCAAGCAGCTCATCGCGGACATCAACGTAGCTGGCGGTACCGCTACCCAGCGCGTCCGGATCAACAACTGGATCGTCGGCAACATGACCCCGATCATGGACCCGTACATGCCGATCGTGATGACGGCTGCCGGAATCAAGTCCACCGCCTGGGCGCTCGTAGCGGACCCCGCATCGCAAGGGCGGCCGGCTGTCGAGGTTGGATTCCTGAATGGGTACGACACCCCGCAGTTGTACCAAAAGGTCCCGAACACCATGCGGATCGGCGGCGGCGTCGAGCCGATGCTGGGCGATTACAACACGATGGCAACCGAGCTCAAGGCGTTGATCGTCTTCGGCGGGACGCAGTTGGACGGCCGGTCGGCGGTCGCTTCGAACGGATCGGGCACCTAAACGGCCTATGTCCTTCACCTATGACTTCCCCACCCAGCCGAACCTAAGCATGGTTCGGCTGACGGTCGGGGATACGGTGGAGGAAGGGCATATTTGGGAGGATGCGGAAATCAACGCAGCGCTTCAAATGGAATCGAGTCAGGGCTTGTTCATGCAGTTTTCGGGCTTCACCATCGTCCCGCCTCAGGTCTACTCGATCCGGCGCGCGGCGGCGGCCTTACTCGACGGACTGGCATCGAACCGCGGACGTCTCGCGGGAGCGGTCAAGGTGCTTGATATTCAGGTCGATGTTTCGAGCGCCGCGAAGTCGCTGCGGGATACCGCGCAGGGGTTAAGGGACACCGAGGCCGACAGCGGGGCGTTCGGGATTGCGGAGATGGTTCCGGATGCGTTCTCGATGCGCCAACGTTTCTGGAATCAGGTCATGAGGACTTCGTTCTGAACCAAGCGACAAATCTAGGGTCGGTCTTGACGGCGGTTGAAGACGCTGGGCTGTTCGTGTCCACCTGCACGATTCAGACTCCCTCCCAAGCGCCGGACGCACTGGGACAGGCCAACCTAACGACCTGGACGGATCTGGCGGGCCACGTCTCTATCCCATGCATGAGCGCACCGCTAACGATTCAGCGGCCGAGCACGTCGGACGAAATCAAAATGCCAGGGTACACGGCCGACAAGGACGACTTTCACGTCCTGATCGACGGTTACTACCCCCTGATCAAGCAGCGTTACCGCGCGGTAATCGACGGGATCGCGCTGGACATCATGGGTGCCGAGAGCGATTCGCAGTCGATCATGACACGCATGGCTTGCCGGAGGTACAACGTCTGATGGGCGTCACCTTCACGGCGGAAGCCACAGTCAACACGCAAGCGATCATGAACGCCCTCAGCCGCGCCATCAAGCCAGTGGTACTCGAAGCGGCGGACCTGATCCAGCAGGAAGCGAAGTCCCTTGTGCCGGTCGATACCGGCGCGCTCCGCGACTCCATCCACATCGAGGAACGCGCGGACGGTCCGTTCTATTACGAAGTCTCGGTTCACCCTACGGAATTGGCCGACAACCGCTGGGGTCTAGACCCGGCCTATGCGCGGCGGATTGAGTACGGCTTCGTGGGGCTTGATTCACTCGGCCGGAATTACAACCAGGCGGCGCAGCCATACATTCGGCCCGCTTGGGATAGCCAGAAGGAAGCGGCCCAGAAAGCTATCATGGACGGCCTAGCCGCGGCGATAGGTGGGGCGTGACTCTTGAAGAAATCGTTAGAACAGCTCTGCTCGCTTATACCGCGCTTTTCAGCGCGATCGGCGGAAACTTGTTTCTCTTACAACTCCCGCAGAGTTTACTCAACGGGAGTCCGTTCAAGGCGCTCACATTCCAACGACTCTCTACCAAGCGCCAGTACTCGCACTCCAGCCCTGCAGACGTCGGCTGGTGCAGATTCCAGTTCACTGCCTGGGCGAATACCACCGCAGCCGGTGCAGACTCACTCGCGATTGGCTACGCGCTGTTCAACGCCCTCAAGACTTTTAATGCCTGGGCTTTGCCGGCTTCCCCGGAAGTCCTCACCGGGGCGCCCAACTTTGTTATCAACCAGTACATGGAAATCGAGCCGCAGACGCAGCCACCCATCTACAAGAACGTCCTCGACGTTCGTATTTGGTTCAGAGATCAATAAAGGAGAATTATGAGCACCGCAGCAGCGCAACCGGCAATTAACACACTCTTGAAGTTGGGTAACGGGGCCTCTCCGGAGGTCTTTACGACCATTGCGAACGTCGGAGACTTGAGTGGCCCAGGGCTTCAGGCGACCGTCGTCGACGTGACGAGCCACTCTACCGGCGTGCCGTGGCGCGAGAAGATCACGACGCTGCTCGACGGTGGAGACCTGTCCGTCCCGCTGTACTTCATTCCCTCGGACACCGGCCACAAGTAGTTGCTCTCGATCTTCACCGAGAAGAACGGGACGACCAACGGTCTGCGCAATTACAAGCTCGTGTTCCCCGACGGCGCGGCGACGACCTACGCGTTCTCGGCCTACATTTCAAAGTTTAGCCTGAAAGAGCCGGTGGCGGGAGTCATCGAGGCTGCGGTTACTTTCACTCTGACTGGACAGCCGACGTTCCCGGCCTAACATCGTTATCCACCAATCTGTGTCATAATCGGGCGCATGAGTACACCCCATGCGCCCGATGCTATTTCCTACCCCACCATCGTCATAGGCGACGAGGAATACAAAATCCGCCTCGACATTTCCGACGTGATCGCGCTTCAAAAGCAAGGCGTCGACATTCTGCGCATGACGGCGCTCGACGTGGCCGGCCCCGACGGAATGTACCCTAGCATCCTCGAGCGCACATTCCGCATCATCGCGCAGGGGATTCATGCGCAACCGCCGATGAATTGGGAGCAGGTTGCG